AGAACATTTTTTGCACCAAGTTCGCGATAAATGTCATATCCGTGTCCTATTGATGGTGGAATAATAACGTTAAATGTTGGATCTGTTCCCGCTGTTGGGAAAGTTCCAGTCTTTCTTAAATCAACAACTCCAAATGTATATCCAGATCCACCACTAGTTACAGTGATGGATTCAACTTTAGAATCATTGTTAGTAACGATTGTACACTTTGCACCAGATCCATCTCCACTGATGGGAATGTCTGTATATACTCTATTTCTTACACCAACACTCTCACCACGATTGGTGATCGTAACTACTTTAATCTGACCGCCAGTGCTGGCATGATTTCTGATTTGGTCGTAGTTAGTGTTAGTAAACCAATCCTTTGGAACTGGGATAAAGTTAATTGACTCAAACTTAATAATTTCTGATGGTTTCAGAGTATAAAGATATTTCCAGATGTATCCATCTCCACTACCACCTGCTGCCCTTGGGTCAAGATCAGTGTGAGTAGGTTCATCTAGTGATGGTTTTCCAGAAGGATTCTCTGGATCTACACCATTTCTTAGACAGATATAAACTCTGAAGTCACTATTCAGGACATAATATGGAGCACTATAAAGATTGGTTACGTCTGATGGTTTAGATAAATTATCTCTGTTGATGTCTGGTCTGTACATGTCATATACAGTTCCAGATTGCCACGAATACTTTCTAATGGCAAGTTGAACATCATCAGAGTTAATTTTCTTAAGAGCAATGATGGTGTCCCATACTTTACTCTCTTCATCAAAGCAATCTTTGGGTGCTGGAGGACCAGATTCCCAATTACTATTCAAATCTGTTGGATTTGGTAGACCAATGAAGGTATAGTAAGAATTCGTAGAGGATTCAACTTCCGCTACGAAATCTCTTGCTTTTTGTATCCTAAACTGGTTCGTTATAATTGCTGACATCGATTTTTATCCAGAGGATTGCCAATTCTTAAGTGTGTATTTATTTATTAGGTTAAATCTACGGTACTAAGAATCGTAGAGGTTTCATTCTCCTTACAACGGGAGAAGTATCAATTCCCACGATACCTTGTGAGAAGTATGCTGGGAACTCATTTGCTTCTTCCCTAAATGTGATATCAATTTCACCCCAACTGTATGCACCATAGAAGTCACCAAACTTAGGCATAGTAGCATCAATGAAAGTATCACATTTAACAAAGACACGTCTCACAGCAGTGGAACCAATTCCAGTAACTGTTCCAGTCTCCGTAGTTGCTTGAAGAACTTGATAGATGTTATCAATTGCTTCTGTACCAACTCCAATATTACTATTGTCATTTCTAAATGATGTTGTTCCAGTTGATGGTCCAGAATTTGATCCCTTAACAACCAAATAATCTTCAAATGCCAATGTACTCACAGTCTTTGCTGTTCCAACAATACTAGTATTCCTAAATCTAGAATCCATTGGAATGAATGTATCTAGGAATATGCCAAAGTTTGCACCAACAAATCCAGTCCTAATTCCGACAATATTTCCAAAGTCACCATCATAAACGCACTTAATTGCTTTCTCGTGCTTCACTGGAACATCAAAAGCAAGAGGAGTTGTATCGATTATTTCTACAATCCTCTGATCCTTGTCACTAATATCTTCTTCATCACTATCGAAGAATGTTCTTATGCTATCCACATATGCTTGAGTTGATCCAGTTGTAACTGGTTGAATTAAATTTGCAACCGCACTGAGTTCTGGTTCCAACCCGACTCTATTTTTAGCAACTGCTGCTCCATCAATGAATACATCTTCTCTTTGCTTTATCCATGATACTGGACGTTGTAGACTTGGGTTGTTTACAACTCCAGCACCATCATAAACATTAGTTTCAATAACATCTGGTGCAAGAATATTATATACTGTACGATCATCTTCTATGAGACTTGGAGTGTCGCTGTTGACTTGTACTTTATCACCACGTTTGATCGTTTCCAGAATATCAATATCCTTAACGTCTAGATCGGGAGTTCCTCTGTAGAATAATGCTTTGAATGTATCTCCCTCTCTTGGAGGTTCGGAGAATAGAATGGTACTACCATTAGAAAATTCATATGCAGTATCTGGAACTTGTAACACATCATTAATAAAAATAAGAAGTACAAATTTAGTATCAACTAAACTTCCTTTTCTAGCAATGATTGCAAATCTTTCACCATCTTTAGTTAAGTTAAATCTGGTCTTACTACCATTAAACTCATCACTAACATCATCCAGAGGTTCCAATTGACCAGGCCACCAAGAAGCAAAACTATCCACATATGTTTCATCAACAGTCAGTTCAAAATCATTAAATGTTGCTGAATATGTTGGAATTCCAGTAACTCCCCCAACTTCGACTGTTAATTTATCTCCTGGTAGATAAGAATATCCTTGATTTTCTAGGTCAAATCTAATTACACTAGTTCCCGCACCAACAACAATGTCAATCTTACCTGCGGATCCATTACCCGAATTACCGTGAGCATAGATTAGATTCAGATTTTCATAAGAATTTGGATCATCAAATACTACTTCTGGTGGATCACTGAAAGTGTAACCGGTTCCAGGATTTGTGATGGCAACGCTAACAACATGTCCTCCAGAAACAACTGCAGTACCAATATTAAAGATATTTGGAATTCCCGCACTGTAAGTTTGAACTCCAACATTAACAACTTGAAGTGCTGCACGATATCCCGATCCAGTATTACCAATACTGACCGAAGATACAGTTCCTAAACCAGAAATAATAGCAGTACCACCAGCAGAAACCAGTGGTTGATATCCCATACCAAATGTAGATGATGCAGATACGATTACACCACCTTTGGGGAATGGTGATCTATTAACATCATACTCCAGTCCTGTTGCAATTCCAGTAAACTTAATATCAGTTTTTGTTCCAGCACCATCTTCAATTAGATCAAAATTTTCTCCTGGTTGTTGAATGATATTATTCACCATCAACAGTGCATTGTAAGTGGAAATTCCAGTTACATCAGATGCATCTGATTTTAGTGTAAACGTTGATTGAATTCCAGTAAATTGTTCTGAAATATTATCAAATAATTTATTTCCATCATAAGTGTGTACTGTACTATCATCTTCAGCAGTTCTCATAAAGACTCTGCCTTGGAAAGTTGATTTAGTTTGAATATCAGTGCGATCTACTTCATCTGGATTATTTGCGTCCGTCTCCGGAACTGGTCCATATGGAGGTTGAGAGAAATTGACTTGATTCCTGATAATATTGTAATTACCAGTCATTTTGACAACCTGTGCATCACTTGAGTGACCAACAAGAACTGTTCCAAGTTGTGGTCTAATGACTGTTAGAGTATTTGTTTTAATCTGTGATACTCCAGCAACTTTCATAATCTCATCATCTATTTCAATGAGATCATTAGCATAAAAACCAGTTATGTCATCTAGAGTAATTGATTGATCCGTTACATCAATGTCTCCAAATAAGTTCGTTGTTCTTGATGTTCCAACAACTGGTGCTTGAATGATATTATCAATATCAATTAATGCTCTAGTGTTTTGCTTTGTTGCATTAATGTTGTGAATAGTTGAAACCCCAACAGATGTTAGATCCATTGGACGTGGATTTGGTTTTGCTAAAGCATCTGCTGCTGTAGCACAAAGTTGAATTCTACTATCACTTTGTTTATAAACAAAGCAAAATTCTGGTAGTTTTGTTGTTAGTCCGATACCTGGAGAATTAGTTTCTGCTACACCAATATTATTATCAGTCTTAGTGGTATCAATAGAATCAGAATAATATTGAATTCTTTCACCAGTAACAAAGTAATGATTTGGCATTAAGATAGAATTATTAGTCAAATCAACGATAGATGTATTTGACCCATCAAATTCTCTTCTAAAGATGGAAAGATTTTTATGTAGAAGATTAAATTGAGTTCTAAATCTTCCAGTTCCAGCAAATCCAAATCTACTGATTCCACTTGTAACAGTACCATTACCAAAGTCATATAACTCTGGATATAATGTATCTTCAAAGATGGTTTGTGCTATTCTAAAGTATGAAACTTCAACATCTAAGTTTGGATTTGGAGTGAATCGCAAACTCATGCTATCAGATTTTACCACATCAAATGTTCCAAGGTCATCCAAAGGATTGCCAGTGAACACTTCTCCAAATTCAAGTA